TGTTCCATATAGAAATTTCTCCTGACAATATTTGTCGATTTTTAACATTATTTCTTCAGTAAAATATTTTTCAGGATCTTGCATAATTTGTTTTCCAAATAATTTTGTACCATCTGGAAGTTCAAATCTCGTTGAAACTTTAGTAAAAATACCAGCTTCTTCAGCAAGTTCTAACATACCATGCCAACGATCTAATCCTTTATTATAAGTCACTAATGCATCAACCATTTTATTTTCTACTGTCAATCTAGACTTATATGTTTTGCAATGAATAATATTTCCAACTACTTCTGTACCGATTTTTTCTTTTCGTTTACCTAGATAGATGATTGTTGAGGCAGCGTATTTCAATCCTGAACCGCCACCCATTTCTTTTTGTGGGAACATTGAACCAATGACATCATACGTATGATTGGTCATTAACATAGGAACATTTGCTTGTCCTAGTTTCAATGTTAAAACTCTAAATGTAGATTTGACTATTTGACTTCTAGTCATATCTCTTGTTTCTTTACCTTCTGCTGTATCTGTCATTTCTTTTGTAGTAGATAACATACCTAAACTATCTAATACAAACATCAAAGGTTTTCTTTCAATATCTGGTTGTTGTAAATACTTGTCTAATATTTTTATTGATTGACTTCTAAATTCTTGTACTGTTGATACTGGTACTACTACAACTCTGGAACTATCAACACCTCTTGCCTCTATCATATCTTTTGATACTGCATTTTCTGATTCAAATAAAACAACGCCTGCGTCTTTGTCTTTTTCTAAATAATTTTTTAAAATACCTAATGCAAAAAATGTTTTACCAGTTGCGGCCTCACCTGCAATTGCTGTAATTCTATTGCCTGGCAACCCACCATAAATTGAACCTGAAAGAAGAGCATTAAAAGAATAAGAACCTGTATCTATAAATGAAGTTACATCTCCTGCTGTAATTCCTTCACTTGCTAAACTAGCAAATTCATTTCCTGTTTCTTTAATTATTTCTTTTAGAAAGTCTTTCATATTCGTTCCACTCCTCTTCCGTATAACTTATTGTGTACCATTTGATGTTGTTAATATAACATAATTCTCTTACCGAGTCAAGTTCCGTTGGTAGAAAATTTTGACTAATGTAATCATTATATCTTCTATATACTGTTATTCTCATACATATTTATATAAATGCCTCTAGCGTCCCTAATCTTGAATTCTTAAATAGGTCTACCTTCTCACCAAAACACCATACATTTTCAATATAAGTCATAGCCATAAAGATATTTAACTCTTCTTTAGTCTTAAATTTCTTATTACCTTGTGGTCTTTGCATAATTCTCATACCAATCTGACCTAAAAACTTATCTTTAAATCTATCAACTAGTTCATCACTTGACCTATATCTTACAGTCTTAATTTTTGGATCCATAATATTAACAAACATATATTTTGATTTACTTAAAGTCTTTTCTGCAACTGGAAGATAAAAACTATCTCTCCATTGTTCATATTCATTAAACTTAAACCAAGATTGATTCTCTTCTTTCTCACCACCTTTATTATATTGTTCAGTACTAAAGTAAGGTGGACTTGTAAATGCACAATCTATTTCTGGTAGTTCATTATAAGGTAAATCTTCTGCACCACAATTCCATATCTTAACAGTTTTGTTTTTAAAGAATTTACTATATTCTTCTATCTGTTTCTGATATATTTTATATGTATTTGGATTAGGATCACAACCATAATAATGTGTTGCCTTACTAGCAAAGAAACCAGCAAGTCTATCTCCCCAACCACAACTGGTATCTAATACTGTTTCTGCATTGGTCATATCATATATTGTTTTTGCAACAACTGGTTTAAATTGTGTTGCAATATATGTACCCAATCTAAATGCACTCATATATACATCTTCATCTAAAACTCTTTTTGTATTAATACCTCTCCATATAGGACCTAAACACTTCCATATATCTCTTGCATTACCATTTTGCCAAACTTCTATCGGCGCTCTAAATCCATAACTAGAACAATTTAATCTCAACTCTTGCATAAAATAATTAGAAGAAGTATTAAATGTATTAGGACCATCTATGATACCTAAACCATATTCTTTAAAATTATATTTGTAATCTTCATACTTTTCAAATACATCTTTAGTTATTTGTTCTTTAGGTGTACATATAGCAGAAGTATCATACTTTGATAATGCAATTATATTATTACGCATATCATCATAAGATATTTTTCTTAAAGGAAATTCTGGTCTATTTTCAGCAATATATTCTGATAATAATTCTCTAAATTTTTCTTTACCTAACTCTTCTGTCCATCTATCAAATTGAATAGTGTCCATTATAGGCAATCTATTTTCGTTTGCGTATTGTTTAAGGTCTAGGTTTTTCATTGTTCCATAATATTAATAATAACATTGGTATTATAATACATAAAGCTGATAAAGTCAATGCAAGTAATAATGTCATACAAAAAACTTATTCACTTTCTTTAATCTATTCTCTATGTCTTTAAAATAATTCTTTTCTCTTTCTATTAAATAGTATTTTCTACCTTCTAATAATGCAGCCTCACCAGTAGTACCTGTACCTGCAAATGGATCCAATACTGTACCATCTTTAGGTGTAACTAACTTAACAAGATATCTCATTAAATCTAATGGTTTAACTGTAGGGTGTTCAGTATCTCCTTTTTCTTTTTTACTTGCCTTATGACAATAAAAATACTTTGCCCACTCTTCTGCTATTCCATCGTGTATAACATTAGCAGGATATCTACCATCTATTTTTTCTCCTGTACCTGTTTTCTTTAAACCTAATTTATAAATTGCTTCTTTATGTTTTTTAGGTTCTCTTCTGTTTTTAGTTGTGTCCCACTCATATCCAGGTACTCTACTCTCATCTATGTTTAAACTTTTATTAACTCCTTTACGTGCCATTACAATAGGTTCGTGACCAGGTTTTAAATAATTTTTTCTTTTAGGAAATCCACTACCATATATCCAGTTTATCATATCAAAGATTTCAAAACCTGCGTCTTCAATTGCAACTGCCATTCTATGATAATTTCTAGTGGCAGCAAATGCCAATAGAACACAACCAGGTTTCATAACTCTATATACTTCTTTCCAAAAATCTTTATTAAATGCTATATCACCACCATCCCAAGTCTGTCCCATAAATCCTTTTGCAGCTCTATGATAAGGTCCATTACGACCTTCTTTCTCATCTTTATTATTAATTCCTTTTTGACCTGGTCCAAATCGTTTAAGTATAGACGCCAAATGATATGGTGGATCAGTTACACACGAATCAAACGTATTGTCTTTAACTGTTTTTAAATGTTTTAAACTTTCTTCATTAACTAACATAACTTACCATCACAAATTTAATTAATAATAACATTAAACAAAACTTCAAAAATGATATTTTAGTCATAGCAAATATCTCTCCTACTCTTACAGCAAATACTATAATAGCTAGAAATAATAACTGGTCTATCATCCAAAAAATGCCTCCAAACTTGCTTTCTTTTCGTGTTCCCAACCTATTGAGTTCAATATAAATCTCATAGGGTCTAGGAAAGTTTTCTCAAACTGTACTTCATAATCAATATACTCTTGTAGATTAAATTCTTTTGGTAGTTTAGTTATATAACTAATCACATCAAACTTAAATGGATTTGCTTCTAATAATTTAATAAACTTAATCTTATCTCCTTCTTGAATATAAGGATACTTATTCTGTAATTTAAATTGTTTTATTTGATGATTATAAATCAATGCACCCTTAACGTGTATAGGTGTACCTTTGATAAACACATCTTTACTACTACCATATTTTCTCATATTATTACAAGACCTTGGAAAAGATATTTTCTCAGCAGACATACCCATAAATTCTTTTTTAAAATCTGCAATGAAAGTATGTAAATCACTTTCAGATTTACTCATTATAATTTTAATTGCTTCTTTAATCTTACCTCGGCAGACTTGCGGAGTTGAAGATTTAATCGCTTCTATACCCATAATCTTTAGTTTAGGTTCAGATAATCTCACATCTTCCTCGTCTAATACATTTAACATATATCTTTTTTTCGCAACCCATATACCTTTGTTGGCAATAACTTCACGTGCCATAACCATTGCGTTTTTATATGCGTTAGTATAGTCTGCAACATCTTCAAATTGTTTTGCAATAAAAGGTTCTAATTTATTATCACATACCTTACCTATGAAATCACATATTTGTTGGTCTGTTTTACCCTTACAAGTCTTCTCTACAAGTTTATCTAATGAAACATATATTGAATCTGTATCAGACGCTAGTACATAATCTACTTCACCGTGTGTCTGTAATACTTGATTTAAATATTCATTTACTTTTTGTTCTACAAATCTAATTATAAACTGACCTGCTGTAGTTACAGCACTTGCTTGTGCTATATCATAGTATCTAAAGTATTGATTACCTATTGCACCATAACAACTATTCAACGCAATCTTTCTTGCCCATTGTACATTGTGGCACCTAGCAATTTCTTTTTTTAATTCTATTGTTGGATTCTTTTGATATTCTTTTTTTGCTTTTAATTCACGTTTCTTATATATCACACGGTCTTTATAAATCTTTTCAATCATTTCAGGTAAGAAACCTTGACTATCTCTTTTGAACATTGCACCGTTAGGTGTTATACAAGCACCTTCTGTTTTTAAATAATCTAGGGGTGTCTTCTTATCAAGCATTTTATTCACAGAAACACCAGATGGTTTAACACCTAATATTTTTTCGGGAGAAATATTATATTGTACAATAATATGTGGATAAAGTGAGTTGATATCAAAAGACACCACCCATTTTTGCATACCAAGTCTAGGTTCTTTCACATACGCACCTTCGTACTTGGTGTCCTTTATGTGGTCTTCTCTAGGAGGTACACAAATCTTTTTTGTCATCAGGTGGTTTGCGATTAATGTATCCCAAACTCTTACCTGTGAGAATATATCGTTATAGTTTACTTTAGTTTCATATGCAAAGGTTAAAGATAAATCAATTAGACCTAACTTATCTTCTAAACCATCAACTATTTCTACGTCTTGAATATTATACTCTACAAATTTTTGATAATCTTTTGTATAGAAATCTTTAAAAGTATCATATGGATTTTCTATTTTAGTTTCACCTAATTCAGTTTCACCTATATGAGATAATCTATAACTCTCTTGTCTTACTGGTATAAACCATTTGTATAAATCAAGATAATCTAACATTGCAATACCATACAATGAATAATATGTATTAGGTCTGCCTCTTACAATTATTTCTTCTTTATGTATTAAGTTCCAAGGCGACATTCTATTTGCAACTTTGGCACCTGCAATCATTTCAATTCTATTCATTAAATAAGGTAAGTCAAAGAATTTAGTATTCCAACCTGTAATAACATCTGGATAATTCTTTAACCAGAATTTCATAAACTCCATTATTAAATGACTTTCATCTGTACATTTAATATAAGTTACATCTGTACGTAAAGTTTTAAACTCACCGATACCCCACGTTATAATTTGTTTGTTTGTTTGATTCTTAACTGTAATACATAACAGTTCTTCAATTGGATTATTTACTTCTGGAAATCCATTTTCACAGGTACATTCTATATCTAATGTAAATATTTTAATTAAGTCTTTTGACCACTTAACTTGTTTTGGATACTCTTGATTGATATATTGATAATGAAATCTATCAAGTCCATAGACAGGTGCATTTTGAGTGGCAACATCACGTTTAAATCTACGAGCAGAATCAATAGATGAAAAAGTAATTGGTCTTAAATTATGTCCTTGTAATGATTTAAATTGTTCTTGTTGTTGTGATACTGAATATAATGTAGGTGAAAAATTAATCTTCTCTTTAAACTCTTTGCTATCTCTTACACCTCTAACAAGGAGTTTGCCTTTATATTCTATTACATTTTTATAAAAGTTCATCTGGTCTCAAATGGAGTATTAAACCATCAAGGTCTTTAGTAAGTTTTATTTGACAACTTAATCTACTTTGATTTGGTTTATATCCTTTTTCATATTCTAATTGTGCTTCTTCTATTGAAGAGTCTACTGGTTTTGGTACTTTGTCTATCCACTTTTCATCTACATATACGTGGCACGTACAACACATACAATTACCGCCACAATCGGCAGGAATTTCTGGTATACTTACGTGTGATTCAAATTTCGCCGCCTCCATTGCTGTCAATCCTTCTCTGGATTGAACACGAATTTTGGATCCGTTTCTTACAAAATAAACATCTATCACTTTTTATCTAATGTAGGCAAACCTGTTTCAGTTATTAACTGTTTATTAGGTGTTACAATAGATGAAGTGGTATTTGTATAACTTGTTTGTATTTGTTTTTTTGCTTTTGATATTGATATTACCAAATTTTTGTTAATGTCAATCGTTTCTCCTTCTGAATATGGAGCGTAAGGTGTCATCATTAACTGCACAGGTTTTCCTGGAGCAGATTGTGTTGGTATGATAACGTATCCTTTTTTGATTGTAACTTTTTCTGAACCTTCGGTAATGTGACCAATAACATCTTCTCCTGTCATCAATCTACATATTAAGATTTCACTTGCCATTATATTTCTCCTTGATTATAATATATACTAATTCTGTTTAATTGTCAATGCTAGTCCTAGGTATAAATGGTGAATAACCTAACTCTTCTGCTTTTTGGTCGTCTTCTCCGACAATTGCTTTGACTTCTGGAACATAATGCTTTAACATATCTTCTACACCTTGATGTAATGTTTGTTTAGACATTGCACAACCAGAACAACTACCTGCTAGTTCTAATTTTGCTACACCTAAATCCATATCAAAGTCCAGATAATTTATAAACCCACCGTGTTGAGCAACAGCAGGTGCTACTTTATCTTCCAAGATAAATTTAATATCTTTTGCTATCTCTTCTTTACTTCGTAATTGGTTGTCTGTCATCTAAACTATACTTTGTTGTTATTATATATTTTCTATTTGGATTTACCATTACATTAAACCTATTCATTGTTTCTCTATCAAATAATATTTTTGATTTTTCATCCCTATCGTCTAATGTAAATTCTACTTCTTTATAATATCCACCTGCAAATTCTACGTCAAGTTTTATTACTATTCTTTCTTCTTTATAATCTCTTAATCCACCAACATTGATTGTTTGTTTACGTATGATATCGTTTGTAAGTGTCTTACCTTCTAACGACCAAGTAACTTTACCACCTGATTTTGAAATTTTATCAGCGTGTATAACAGACGTACCTGAATTACCTGTATCAAACTTACCTACTATACGTCCAAATGGATGTATATGTACAACTTCTTTATAACCACACATACTAGGAACTTTTTTCCAGTTATCTCTATCTTCAAAATATTGTACTATTTCTTTACTTAAATTTCTTTTTGTTGCTTCTTCTATACCTTCTGTACCTGGTGAAGAGTTAACTTCAATAACAAATGGTGGTTCTTTTACTCTATCTGCTGACGGTATAAAGTCTACTGCAACCCATTGACCATCTACTGCCTTAGCAGCTTTTAAACTTTCTTCTGTTTCTATTTTTGTTAATTTTAATTCTTCTACTTCTGCACCTCTTGATACATTACTCCTAAAATCTCCTGGTACAACTTTTCTTTTCATAGCAGCAAATACTTTACCTTGTAATACTAAAACTCTAGCATCCCATTTAGTTTTTATATATTGCTGTAATAGTATATCAGAATCCTCATCTTGTTTATTAAGTAATTGTACAATTGAATCTAAAGATTTTTCTGATTCAATAAACAAGACACCAACTCCTTTTGATCCTCTTAATGTCTTTAAGATAACAGGAAACTTTTCTTCTAAACTTTCAAAAGATTCTATTGAATTTTCTGGATCAGTTACTAATACTGATTTAGGTTGTCTAATACCATAGTCTGCTAATCTTAATGAAGTTCTATATTTGTCGGCACACATACTAACACATTCTCTACTGTTAACTACAAACACTTGGTGTTTTTCTAATCTTGATACCAAGTCCATCCAACTATCTCTACGTACTACTGAACCTCTTATAATAGCAACTGTATCTTTTGCTGATACTCTAAATCCTTTTTTATCATCTTGATTATGGAAATACAATTCTCCATCATCTTCAACAGTTACATAACCACCTGTGTTTCTATAGATATATGCCTTATGACCAAGCTTATCTGCTTGTTTCATTAAGTTTTTTGCTGTATGAAAGTTTAAATCATTTTCAGGTTCATCTGATATAATGATTAATCTATATGATCCAGAAGTTTTTGCTTCTGTTATGTAATCTTTAAAATTTGGTATCTGCATTTATTCATCGCTCATTGGACTAGTTGTAGCTGTTTCAGGTTTCTTTTCCTTCTTGTCGTCCACTTTCTTCCCTATGTTATATTTAGCAGATAATGTCCATTCTTTCTTCTCTTTAAATGGTAATACTTTTATCTGACTTAACGGTGCTTTATCTTCCGTTGCCTCTTTTTTAACTATATCAATTAAGTTCCAATCTTGTAATAATAAAGATATGGTATTCCTTCTTTGAATATCGTTTGATGTTAATGTAGATTTTTTACCGTCTAATGCAAATAGTTCCTTGAAATGGACTATGTAATATTTACCTTGTTTGTGTAGTATATGACACGATTGATAAAGTGTCTTATCTTTTCTACTTGCTACACCAATTCTTGTTAATGTTTCCCTGACTTTTAGAAAGTCATCAGGTTGTTTGATGGTCACTTCTAGCATATCGCTAGCCGACCAACTAATAATATCTTCGCTCATTTAAACTTTCTCCCACCTTGTATAAGTTTAGTTTTAATAATTTCAATTTGGTCGTCTGTAAGTATGTTGAGAGCTTCCTTCGCCTTTGTATTGCTATAACCATAATAACGTTTTACAATGTCTAGGTTCTTCAACTTGGTTTGTGATAACCACTTACCTCCAAATCGCCTTTTCTTTCGTATACTATTTATGAAATAATGAAATTGCATACGCTTTGGTAGGAAATGCAATCCGTTCATTTCATTGCTATGCATTATGGTATCATAGAACATAGATAGACAACGGTTAATTACAAATGGTGGGTACTTCTTTTCCCAGGTTGGGTCGGGTGTGTCTAATAAGTTCTCTTTTGATTCATTAATTGCTTTAAGGTAATCTTTTAGTTCGTACATAATTTGTGCTGTATTGTTTCAATAACATTTTTTCTTTGCCTTCAATGTCTGTTAATTTTTTAACTGCTGGTTGTTTTCTAGGTATTTCATATCTAACATCTCCATTATTCATATGTCCTGTGTTATATCTAAATCCTTTATCTACTTTATATAATGCGGATTCATTACTTGCTGTTGTTGGGCACTCTACAATATGATATCCGTTCATACATTTTTTAATTTGATTTAATTTAAGAGTAAAACAATCTTTTGTTACATAACGAGTTTGAGTTTTAACTTCAACCTTTTCGCCGTCTACTAATAAATCTTTATGTCTATCAAAAGGATCAATAGAGTGTTCTACCATATTACCTGCCCTAGAATAGTAATTACTTACTATCTTTTCACCTATTTGACCAAGTACTGCTTTTCTATCCATCATTTTCTTTCCAAATAATAATAATTACATCCTTCACCGTGAGCACCGTAAAGAGAATCATATATTTTATGTTTAACATTAAAATAATCTTTAATGCGATTGGTAAATACAGACTCACTATATCCAAATACAGGCATAGTTAAATCTTTATTTACAGCAAAAATAGGATTAGGTGTATCGTCATCCTTATTGAAAACTCTAATAAACATTTTACCTGAAGGTTTTAATATTCTATGATACTCTTTTATAATTGATATAGTATCTTGTGGATAATTTACGTGTAAAGCACCAGCGTCAATAAGAAAATCAAAACTATTTGATTCAATCTTATCTAATTTTCTTATATCTCCAGTAAAAAATTTTCCTTTTGGTAAACGCTTTTGAGTTCTTTCTATAACCGTTTGTGAAAAATCTACACCTGTTACCTCAAAACCCTCATTTATAAGATATTCAGAATTTCTGCCATCTGCACATCCACAATCCAAAACCTTTAAATTTTTTTCAAAATTATAATACTTTATAAAATCAACAACGTGGTCATCTTGTAATTTTTTCGTATGTTTATTAAAATCCCAAGGTCCACCATAAGGGTGTTGTTTAAAAAATTTATCCCATTCTTCAACTAAACTTTTCATTTATTTAAATTTACAATTTGCCATTACTTCTGTTAAACAAGCGACCATATTAATCTCTTGGTCTGCTACAAAAGCGGATTTATATTGATATCCTGCAATAACTAAAACTGCTTGTGGTATTGATTGTGGTTGTAAGTTCTTATATAGTATTTCATATACACTTGAAAACAATGATGATGGTTCTTTATCTAGGTTTTGTATAACCCATTTTCTCATATCATTAAATCTTTTTTCTTTTAAAATTGCTACAAGTTCTTTAATATCTGCTTCAGTTATACTGAATAATATACCACTATCAATTTTACCTCTTACTGAATATCTTTGAAGTTCATTAATAGTTCTTCTGAAATCTGGAAAATGTTTTTGTATTAATTCTGCAAGTACTTTTTTATCAAACTCTATCTTTTCTTCTGTTAAGATATTACATAACCTAATCATAAGTTGTGTTGCTGTCTTAACTTTTTGACCATTAGTTATTGCAAAATCAATAACAGTACAACGACTATGTAATGCTGGTAATATCTTATTCTTATAATTACAAGTAAAGATAAATCTACAATTCTTATAAAATGTTTCTATGAAATTTCTTAATGCAGGTTGAACACTCTCAGCGTTCATATAATCTGCTTCATCAACTATAACAACTTTATGACCTGTTCCTTCAAAGGATACAGTTGACGCAAAATTTTTAATCTTATTTCGGAGAGTATCTATTTGACGACCTTCATCTGATCCATTAATGATAATGTAATCAGCGCCCAACTCTTCACATAAAGCACGTGCTACAGTAGTCTTACCTGTACCTGCCGTACCTGATAGTAATAGGTTTGGGATTTCTTTTTGTTTTACAAATTGCTTAAAAGTTTCTTTTAATTCACTTGTTAAAATACAATCGTCAATTGCTCTAGGTCGGTATTTCTCAACCCATAAGTTGTTTGCCATAATATACTCATCATTTAAAATTCAGAATCAGGTTCTAATGCTATCCAATATTGTACTGGTTTATTTCTATTAACAAAATGACTTATTCTTTGTTTAGAAATCGCAATATCATAATCATCTGGTATTATTTTCAAGTTTTCTGCTTTGAAATATGCTACAAACTCTTTATCAGTTTCACCTACTACAGCAGAATAATCGTTAGATGATTTATTCTTTTTATCAGTTGCAATCATTGTGATATTTTTTCCATCACCTTTTACTGCAATGTCTGGTAAGTTTAATGTAACTATACCTTTTTGTAAATCAGCAAATGCTTTATTCTTTAATGTAAAAGTCACATACTTATCAGGCATATTAATTGATTTAGTTGGTGCAACTATTACTGATTTATCTGCAAAGAAATATTTAACTGATTGTCTTGAATTGGCGTCTTTAATAACCAATTTGTTGGATCCATTAAATTGAATATCTGATTTATTAAATAACTCAATTGCTCGTAGAAATTCTGGTAAATCGTATATCGCAAATTCTTGCTCAAATTTTGTATCTATATCTGCTTCGGCAAGAATATTCTTTAAAGTAGATATAGTCTTCAATTGCTTTCCTGGTTTTACTAATATATTTTTATTAATATCAGCAAAGTTTTTTAGAATTGCAACCGTATTGTTTGATAGGTTCATTTCATTTCCTCATTATTTAATCATTATAAATTATTTAAAACGTTAGAAGGAGAAGATTGTCCATATGGATCATCATCACTTCCATTATCATTGATTCCAGGTTCTTCAAACCATTGTTCAACTTTTAAATCGTTAACTACAGCGGCATATCTCCAAGACCTCATACCAAAACCTTTATCAGTTTTGTTAATCAACATACCTAAACGTCTAGTAAAGTGTCCGTTTCCGTCTGCAATAGGTTTAACGTTCTTAATTTTCCAGTCAGCAAACCAAGCATTCATAACATAAGTATCATTTACTGATATACAATAAATCTCATCTATGCCTTTATCTTTAAACTCTTGGAATCTTTTTTCGTATTCTGGTAATTGTTTTGCTGAACAAGTTGGTGTAAATGCACCAGGTAAAGAGAATATAACAACTTTCTTTCCTTTGAAATAATAATCAGTAGTTCTATCTACCCATTTACCATCTTCAAAAGAACATCCGCCGTCAACTAACTCGTCACCTTCTCTTGTTTTAAATGTAACATTTGGCACGTGCCAATAATCTAATTTACTCATAATGACTCATAATATAATATTTTGTTTAAAATGTCAATCCTGGTTGTCTATCAGTTCGCAAGTTATTTCGTCTGCTTGTAATCCTGCTTCTTTATCATATACCCACACATAGGAAAAGTGAACCTGGTCACCTTTTTCCACGCATTTCTTACCAAATGATAGTTTAGGATTTTGTACACAACTGACAAGAATCAAACTCATTAACACTATTAATATTTTATTCATAATTTCCTTTATATTATATACTATATCTATTTATAAGTCAATGCTAGGCCAAAAAAATAGCGGCGAGTTTCCCCGCCACTATCTATACGTTATTACTTAACGTCTATTGTTTTTAACTTCATTTCTTCTGGAACAATCTTCTCCATAGAAACCTTTAAAAGACCATCTTTCAATTCTGCACCTTTGACTTTTACATCATTAGCGATTGTGAAAGACCTTTTGAAGTATCTTTTAGATATACCTTTATGTATTACTTCACCATCTTCCTTTTTAGAAGATTCTTTATCTTCTTTTTTAGTTTCAATGGTAAGCATACCGTTCTCAACCTCAACGTTAATGTCTTTTTTATTGAATCCTGCTAATGCAACTTCAATATCGTAAGTGTTCTTACCAGACTTAACTATATTGTATGGTGGATAAGACGGTTGTATATCATTAATAAAATCGTCATCCCACATTGAACCGAAATGGTCAAAGATAGAATCAAATCCTACTGATACTGGTCTTAATCTGTTAAAAATAGATAATGCTTTATTGGTCATATTAACCTCCTTGTTTAAGCAAAGTTATCGTTTATTATATGAGTCCCTTAATGGCAACTCACTACTACTTATATAAGTACTATTTTCCAAATTACAAGTAGTTATGGTAGTTTTTTGAGTTATAGACTTCAAAACTACCAAAAATAGTCTGCTACTTTAGTTCTTTTTGGGGTGTTGAACGAAGCGCAAATGCTAAACAAACACATCAGGTTAAGGCTACCGCTCCTGAATAACTAAATTCAATGAGGTTTTGTTATAGTAGACCTCAAACTACTACCAGTTTTCATATTTAAAATATGTAGGACTGGCTACCTTCCACGCCCCAGGACTTATGAATTGCCTGGTATAATATATTTATGTTATCAAAGCACAGGCGTTGGAAATCTTTACATCCTTGATTCTCTTAATTTCTGTTGCTTTTTGTAATTCTTTATACCTTCTTTTTTCTTTTCTCTTTTAATTTCAGATGGTTTTCTGTAGTATTGCTTTTCTCTATATTCTCTTAATATACCAGCTTTAAGTACTTTCTTTTTAAGTACTCTCATAGCTTTCTCTACATTACCGTGTCTTACTTCAACTGTTATTGCCACGTTCTTTTACCCTCCTCTCCGCTTCTTTAATAATTTTGTGTGTATCAGATACACTATTCTCTTGCCAACCTTCAGCTCTAATTTTGTCCATTTCTTTTCTAACATATTCCTGGTGTCTAGACTCTTTCATACCAAGTGCTAATTCTTCTTTTTGAGATTCTAATGTTTCAACCTTTTTATTTAATTGCATTTTTATTTGGTCTTCAGGTGAATATATATTAGTAAGTTTATTATCTTCCAAGATTTTTATAACGTCTTTTGTTTTTTGTTTTATCATATCGTCCAATGTATGAATCCAATTAATGTTAAAAAACCTAATGTTCCACCTAGTACAGCAGAACCAAAGATTGTAAAATCAATTGTACTTTTTATTATTCTTTTTACCATATCTTAATTAAAATAATTGTTTGTAATATAACAACAACAATTGGAACAATAGTTCTAACTAATTCCATTGTGTGATTATACTCATCTAATTTTCTTTCTAATTTATTTCTTTTAGATGTACTGTTCATATATTCTGTATAAAAATCCTTCATAGTTCCTTTCTAGTGTTTTAGTGAAGCGGAGCACTACCTCCGCTTCAGGACTTACACTATGATTGAGAGGTTTTAGATATGAGCTGATGTATCATTATCTGATTCATCTTTCTCATCTTCTGACTCACTCTCTTCGTCTTTCACTTGTTGAGCAACTTCAGCTTTTCTTTGGTCTTCAGCAATTGATTCTGCTGTAGCACCTCCGTCAACTTTTTGGTATAACTCTACAAATGAATTCTTTGTATCTTCATCAAATCTATTAGTACATACTTCAATAGCTTTTAACTTATCTTTAAAGATAGTAAATGCTTGAACAATGTGGACTAATCTTCTTGTTGAGATAATCTCATCTACGCCTCCGTCAAAGAAAGTTTTTCTTATAACGTCTGCCCAAGTGACTAACTTTTTACAAAACGATTGGTCTTTTTTACCGTTTTTTTCAAGAGTCTTAATCAAGATTTTTTCTTCTATCTTAACACTTGGATATTTCTGTTCAAATGTAATCGGAAATCTTTCTAAAAATGCTTCGTTAAGCACGTTAGTTCCGATAAATTTTCCGTCTTCACTACCTTGTCCTTTAGTATTAGCAGTAGCAATCACGTTAAATCCTTCGGCAGGTTTCACGAATTTATTAATCTTTTTAACAAAGATTCCTGAACCTTCAAGAATTGGTTGTAAACACATTATCTTATTACTTGCAAGGTCTATCTCATCAAGTAAAAGAATTGCGCCTCTTTCCATTGCTTCTATAACAGGTCCGTTTTGCCAAACAGTTTGTCCTTCTCTTAATCTATAACCGCCGAGCAAGTCATCTTCGTCTGTTTCAATTGTTATATTGACTCTAATCAATTCACGTCTGTTTTCGGCACAGGCTTGAGTAACTCCCATAGTCTTACCGTTTCCTGAAAGTCCTGTAATAAAAACAGGATAAAACATTCTGGATTTGACGATTGATTTTACGTCTGGATAATTACCAAATGATACGAATACTGAATCTTTTTTAGGAACAATATCGCCTGTCAAAGAAGAATCATTATACGCTGCTTCATTTACTTTATTATCTTTAACGGTTTCAGTTTTAGAAACTTCTTTAGTTTCTTCTGAAACATTATCATCTATGTTTGGTAATTTAAATAAACCTCTATCTACACGATATTGTTTATTTTTTGTTAACCATTGTGGTTCGTACTTATGCCCAAATTCTTTATTGGCACGTACTAAATCAGCAAGTGTTAACTCAACTTTGTTTGGAAACAACTTCTTAGCGTGTTTAACAAAGTCTATTTGTTTCTGATTTAACATAGTGTTTTCACGTCCTTTCATCATTATATTATAAGTATATTATACAGGAAATTTTTAGAAAAGTCAATATATAAAATACCCTTATTTTTCAATGTTTTTTTCATCATTTAAGCGACCTCCGCTATAAATTTGTTTAAAACTACTCTTGAAACTAGTCGATTCTTCATACTTCTACCGAAGATTCTCTTTAACTCAGCACCAGTTCCTTTTTTAACTGTTGCGTCTTGTAGATTAAAATTCTGTACTTTCATTTTCTTACCGTTCAGTAAAAAATACTTATCATATCCTTTTGATTTTACTGTAGCGGCATTATCAACTCTAAAATCTTTTTGTATTTTAAGTCTTAATTTTTCTTTGTGGTCGTAATCTCTATAATCACCGATAAATCTATCTAAATCCCAACGTCTAATTCTCTTCATAACATAGAAACCGATTATTGTAGGATCATAATCTTTTTTAATTATATCTAATAATGTTTCGGTCATAGCACTACCGTACCAACCGTCTACTAAAACTATTTTTCTATTCTTATGTGTAATAACTATTTTAGAATCATAACTACAACTTTGTTTAATATAGTTATGTCCTTTTTTCTTAGCGTCTGCTATATCTAATTCGTCAATTCTTCTAGTAGGTTTATCTGGTATAGGTACTATCTGATTATGTCTGAAACCGTTGGCACCTCCGTCAGTTAAAGTAATAAAAGTAAGTTTTTCAACTTTATATTTCTTTAAAAATTCTGGTACTAGTGAATTACATACTAACAATGCTTCATTTAAAGGAGTATTTCCTAACCAATATTTGTCTGGCATTTGATAATTATTTCCTTTTGGATACTCATCTACATCACCGAATCTATTCCATCTATAATCATATGATGTTGCCATATGGAATAAGTATAATAATGATTCTTCAAATTCATTTTTTTTCATTCTATGACTAACACAATTTACTAATTTAAATTCATCAAAAACAAAGTCACCGTGTTTGTACTTCCAATAAGGTATTTCTTTTTCTGATTTATCTCTTTCACTAGTGAAAAAATATACTTCAAATGGTATATTAACTTTTCTAACAAATTCAACTAGGTTAATTAATTGAGCAATAGTATCAGAAATACAATCACTCATACTACCTGACCAATCTAATAACATTATCATACCGTGGTTTTTACCGTCAGGTACAATAGTTATTCTCTTAAATATATCTTCACTAAATTTGTAATTTTTTAATTTTAAAGGATCAATAATTCCTGTTTTATCAGTACTTGCTCTCTTGTAAGCACTAGCAGCTTTTTTCATTTCAAATTCTTTAACAAGATACATAACTGTCTTCTTGTTTTCAGTTCTAAATTTTTTAAACTTATCTAATAACCATCTTCTATATTCAGTTGTACCTGTTGGATAATCATTTAATGCTTTATTAATGTGTGTTCTAAAATCATTTAAAAATTCTTTATATGATACTAAAACTTGACTATAATTTGGTGTTGGTAATGTACCGTATACATAAGAAGTTTTTTTATCTAACAACTGTTCTTTTTTCTCTTCAAAGAAATCGTTTGTAATTGCTTTAAGTTTTTTCTGAGCAGGGTCTCCTCCAGCACCTTTGGCGTGTTGAGTTGGTGATAGTGATTTTTTATCTTCTTCTTTTTCTTTATCTTTTAAATCGTTATCTGTTCCTTTTTCTTCTGAATCTCTTTTATCATTTTTTTCATCTTGTTCATCTGAATTCTCATCTGATTTAACATCTTGTTTTTCACTATCTTCTGGATCTTCTCCGTCTTCATCTGATAAATCATAATTTTTAATTAATGGGTGGTCATCAAAATCTGGTAATTTCTTTATATCTTCAACTTGTTTTTTCTGCCAATTCAACATTTCTTTAGCAACTCTAACAACGTCAGCAAAAGTTTTGATGGCGTCAACTTTTGCTAACCAATTGTTGTTATCGGGAGTAAATATGAATGGAATTCTTTGACTTGATTTACTTCTTAAATTAATCTTATCAATTAACATAAGGTCTTTATTTAAATCTTTGTTATTCATACCAAAGAAGTTTTGTTTTTCTAATATATCAAAACCGTTGATATAATTTCTAACAACTCCTGGGTATTTCTTTTGAATTTTTTTGTCTATTCTAGTATCTTCTAATACATTAACGTAAGTTCTTAACTCATCATCATCACATATTTTTTTCCATCCGTCTTCTGGAGTAAATAATGCGTGAGCACATTCGTGAGCAATTAACATATCATAAACATCACCGTGTGATTCTTTAAATATAGGAAGAGTTAATACACGAGTCTTTGTGTTAAAACTTGCTGTTGATACAGCGTTATGTTGTATGATTATATTTTCTGTTGCAAGTAATTTAGCTAATTGACTTTTTGTGTCTAAATTAATTGTAGTGCTTTTTTTCATAGTATGTATATATAATACAGGAAAAAATCGGGAAAGTCAAGTGTTAATTTCCCCTTATTTTATGCGACTTTTAGACGATTCTATTTCTGGAATATGAAAACTGGCTCATATTTTGCACCAGATTCTTGCGAGGATAACTGTAATTTATAGGTATCCGTGTGTGTAAATCCTTCTTCTACAGCGATTCGTACTGTATCATCTTCAAAGGTTTTATGTGATTTAATGTTTGCTACATTTAAACCCATATACTTATCTTTCTTTAATCCTTTATATGCATTTTGTATAGTCTTTCTTAAAAAGCCATTGTTCCACTCTTCATTACCACTATATTGATTAAATGATTGTCCTTCTTCTTCACCATATTGTTCCCAATTGAAATAAGGTGGACTTGTAAATGCAAAATCTAAACTATTTTCTTTTGGTTCAAATACTTCACTACCACACTTGTTTAAGAAATAGTGTCTATTATCTCTACCAAAATCTTCTTTAATTTGTTGTAGTCCTTTAAATGTTAATTCTGCTGGATCAGTACCAACATAATTAATATCTGATATAATTGCACCTAATATACGTCCACCATATCCCATTGACATATCCCATACCATAGCACCTGGAAATGCGAAATGTGAATATAAACACGCCGCTGCTGTGGGTCTAAAATTAGATACACATTGAGTTCCTGTATATCTTCTTAATAAAGACCTCATTACACTTTCTGATTTATGTTTTGATTCAGGAGATATTTCAGTTATTTCACCTTCTAAATTACTTGCGATAGGCATTAAAGTATCTACTGATTGTTTACCAAAAAAACTACCTGTTAATAACTTACGTATACCTTTTTTAAAGTGTTCTTCATTTTCATATATCTCCATAGGAGTTCTCATTTTACCACATCTAATACCAAAACTATGTGGCATATACGACCAAGCTAAAGATAGACCTGTTTGATTCGGTTTTATAACTTTATCTTGCGTTAATAATCCTTTGAAATCTGTTGATT